GGTTCCCCGGACGCGACTTTGTTCACTTTGGCAAAATCAAACGCGGTGCAAACGAAAGGGCAGTTTATAATTAACTGTAGACTGCTTTTTCGTTTACACCGCTATTGATTGTAGCCTAAAGAATTTGCAAGTGTATACACCTCATCTTACTAATAATTATTTTGTTTCATAAATTATGTTTCCAGTAAAATATATCCCTATGTCCATAGCTACCAATTCTCCCGTTCCCTCAACAGATAAATACCCAGAATAAAGTACTTGATTATAGCCATATAACTCATCTATAATTTCAAAACTATAACTATCATATCTTTTTATAAACTCTGCAAGTTCTAACTTCTCACCTTCAAATTTTCCATAAGCTCCCCACTTACTATGAAGAAGAACGCTTGTAAAATCAAAATCAACTCCTTCTATTGTAATGTTTCCATCAACCTGTTCATATGGTTCTTCAATTTTCTCATATCCATTTTCAAAATCTAATCTTATCGTTTCTTTTTTTACTGATATTTTGGACACTCTCATATCATGCAAACTATATGGAATCGGTGGGTTATGTTTAAATTTTGTTATATTTGCCATATATATGTTCCTCCAAACCTGTAATTACTATTTTTATTGAATCATCTCCTGAAACTTCAAATAATCGCGTGTTTTCAACTCATCACAAAGCTGAAAGTATAGGGACTGTATTACTTCGATTTTTAGAAAAGTCCCATCGTCATTAAAACCACGACATCATCTTCATCTTTATGCCCCTTGTTTTCTTGCTGTTTAGAAGCACATTCAGAACACCCTTTTTCTATGGCAATAAGTAATCTTTTAATAATATTTATAAATTTCATGCGTAATCCTCCATTGCTTCGTTAATATTATAATAATTTAAAAAATGACCTTAACTATAACTGCAATTACGATAGCAACTATAACAGTTGCTACATATAGAAGCGTTTTAGGTACACTACTATTCTTATCACTACGTTTAATTTTGCTTAATAAACCAGTCGCCTGCAATGGAATAATCAATGTCACAACATAGATAAGTGTCTGGCTATACATAGAAATATTCTCAAACAATTCATTAGTAAGTCCAATCTTGGATATATCAATAATGTAATAACAAATCAATGCGACTAATCCAATCAGACTTAGACTTCTAATTTCCTTAATAATGCTTTCCTTTTCATGTGCTGCATAATCAGACATGCTTTGGGCTACTTCTTTTACTTCGCTATTCATGTTCTCGCTTTTCCTTTCTCCGTTGATGATTTCAGAAATACTTACATCAAACAATTCAGATATTTCTACTAATAAACTAATATCCGGCATATTACTACCCGTTTCCCATCTTGATACTGTTCTTCCGGAAACATTTAATTGTTCTGCAAGTTGTTCCTGTGTGATATTTTTTGTTTTTCGAAGCTCTTTCAAAAAGCTTCCGATCTTTTTTTGATCCATTCTTGTCCTCCTTTCAACAACAGAATACGTGTTTTTTAACAAATATTACACGACATAAAGCGAGAAAATGTCGTTTTTGCTATTAGACACATTTGTCTAGTGTATTTTTATAGTCTTTTTCCTCTAAATCAAGAGGCAAATTCAAATTTGCGCTTTCATCGAATACATCAATTATAGCACCAATCTTATAATCTTTCTACTATATTAAAAGAAGCCGACTGAATCCCTCCAGTCGGCTCCCTAATACTTTGTCAAATCGCTACTTCCATTCCTCCAACAAAGGTGAATACTATGTTGTCTTTCCGGTGAACCGTCATGCTCTCGACCATGCTACACCACATTCCTTCCTCGAATTCCTCTATAATTTCATCAGCCGCTTCCAGTGTGGCAATGAATTGTTTGAAGTAATCCTCCCGCTTCTGCAATTCAGCAATCTCCGCCGTGGCCTCGTCATACTCGTCTTTAGCTTTATTATAGCGGCGTTCCAGTTCATCATACTGTCTCTGGTATTCAATCTGGTCCATGGCAATCCGGGCATTATCGTGCACCAACTTCTGAATCCGCTCAACCAAGATATCCAATTCGGTTAGCAGCTTTTGACTTTGAGCACGCTGTTCTGTGGTGTCGCACACCATGTCCATCATCAACTTGGCATTGGCGATAAGCTCCTCTCGCTCATCAATGGCGATGTTTGCCGCCTTAACAAAGGCTGTCTGAATCTCTTCCTCAGACAAATGCGGCGTGGAGCATTTACACTCATTTTTGAACTTCCGGTTGCACTGATAAATAATTTTACGGTATTTGCTATTTGAGTGCCAGACCTTGGAGCCATACCAGCCTCCACAATCTCCGCATTTTATCTTTGATGCATATATTCCAACCCCGCTGTATCGACTGGACATTCCTTTTCTTTTTGCCATCTCCGTTTGAACCCGCTCAAATGTCTCTGCATCGATTATGGCTTCGTGATGGTCCTCAACATAGTATTGCGGTATCTCCCCGGTGTTTCTGACCTGCTTATGCGTTAAATAATCTTTGGTGTAATATTTCTGCAAAAGGGCATCCCCTTTGTACTTCTCATTCGTAAGAATGCTCTCAACTGTTCCTTGCCACCAAGTATCCTTCCCTCCCGGACTTTTTATGCCGCGCTTCATAAGTTCCTTACAAATCGCGTGAGGTGTAAGGCCACTAAGGAAAAGCTTATATATCAGTTGCACAGTTTTGGCTTGCTCCGGATTGACAATAAACTCTCCATTCGGTCCCTTGTCATATCCAAGGAACCAGCTGTAGTTTACACTGCAATGGCCATCTGAGAAACGTTTTCGATGTCCCCATGTGGTATTTTCTGAAATGCTCCGGCTTTCTTCCTGTGCCAAGGAACTCATAATGGTAATGAGCACCTCCCCCTTGGCATCAAGTGTCCATATATTCTCTTTTTCAAAATATATCTCCACGCCGATTTCCTTGAGTTTTCTTACCGTCACAAGGGAATCCACCGTATTTCTTGCAAATCGGCTGATTGACTTTGTAATGATAAGGTCTATCTTTCCGGCCAATGCATCCTCGACCATCTGGTTGAATCCGTCTCTTCGTTTTGTATTTGTAGCCGTGATACCCTCATCCGAGTACATCCCGGCAAATTCCCAATCCGTGCGGCTGTTAATGTAATGCATATCCGTCTCCTTCATTGACTCCTACTTCGTTCAGCGTTCCATAATATTTCTTATTGTGGGTAAAAGCAGCAACTCCACCAACCCACCCGGAACCACCTCCGGCAGATTGTCCGTGAGTGTCATATTCTCCCGCAAAGAAACCGCCTCCGCCACCAGAATAAGTGGTACTGCTTCCGGAATAAGACGATGCGCAACCAAAGTTTGTGTAGTCATTACTGCCTTGCGAAATCTGTCTTCCACCTCTTGCTCCGTCAGAACCATTTCCTGCACGGTCACCGCCCCCGTCTCCTCCGGCGTTGGCAACTCCTGAAGCGGTCACACCTCCACCGCCTCCACCTCCGGCAATGATAATAATATCCGTATTCCTTGCATTATAGTTACTCGCCTGATAGCTTGTGGTGGAAGTGGAAATTGCTCCCGACCTATACATGATACTGGTAGCACCACCTCCGGCAGCTCCATAATGCTTAGATGAGGAATACGAGTATCCGCTTCCACCTCCATTATCTCCTGCTGTTAAGACAGATGAGCCGGACACGGAAGAACCCGGATGTTCTCCGTTAAAAATATAAATTTTTTCTCCCTTGGTCATTTTTCGGTAGCCCTTTGCATGACCTCCAAGACCACCTTTCCCTACAAGTGTTCCGTCTGTTGCATTTCCACCTTCTGCACCCCATACTTCAAATTCATAGATTCCGTCTGCCGGAATGGTAAACGGTGTATAATTTCCCGTAAATTGGAAATCGTACACGGTATCTATCCAGTCAGGAACAATGAAATCTCCATCTGTAAAGTTAACGGTTTCTTCCGGTTTATAAAGTACGTCATTTACTAACCACCCAATAAATGACATCTCTTCTCTCTCATACGGGCATGACGGAAGAGCAACCGCAGAACCAGCTTCCGTCCCATTGTTATAGTAGGAAACAGAAACCAACGCTGTCTCTGAACTACCTTCTTTCAATGTGCCACCGTTTGGATACATATTAATTTCTATCGCCTTGGAAAATACGGCATAAAGCGTAAAATTCCCTTCTTCTGCTATCGATGTATAACCTCTTTTTCCATGTGTCTCACCTCCATTCGACAACAACCGACTTATGCTTCTGCTATATAATATTCATTTCATTATAAAAAATTCACTCAAAATGTAATTTTTTTATAATTTTATGAATATCTTTTTCTGAAACGCTTTGTGCTAACTTGTTCGCTAACTTGCTAACACCGTATGAATAAAAAATATGCGGATTACGGAAACCCGCATA